AAACATCCCAAGTGTGTTCTGTTCCTGCGTCTCTTGTAATACGTTTAATTTTCATTTTAATAATTCCTCTTTTGTAATTGAACATTTTCCTTGTTTTGACACGTTATCTTCCCAGGGAATAAATTCTAAATTTTGCAAGCTTCCTAATAGCGCAGGATCAATTCCTTCAATAAATCCTCGAGATATTGAGAATTTATGATCTAGATGATAGGCGTTGTTGATACCTGCTCGGCCTCTTTTTTCATAATTCACTAATAAATTTAGGTCATGTTGATTAGTATATTTCCATACTTCTTTGTGATACTTTTTATAATTGGATAAGTCACAATATGGAACCCAAATGCCATTTTCTTCTAATGTTTTTCTGATCTTTGATTGCCGTTCTTTAAAAACGTTTTCTCCTAGGTTATTAATTGTGTTGTGACCTCTATTTTCCTTTATCTTATGATTAATCTCGTTTTCATTTAATAACGTTGTCTTTTCTAAATATTGTCTGTAAGAATCAATACCTATTTTTTGATCGTGTATTTCTCTAATTTTTCTTTTTGCATAATCAAAAGACTTTCCCCTATCCAGATAATACTGAATATGCATCGGACTATTTTTATGTTGGAACTCTATTGCGCATGTTACAGCATCTTCGGGAGTATGTCCCTTCCTTATATAGTATTCTTTACAACGAGGTGACTGTGATCTTCCATTCTTCTTAACAGTATCCCAACCTTTTTGTAAGGACTTACTCTTCCAATTGTTATACCGCCGGGTGCCTTCTTCGTTTCCATATTTTTTAATAAAGTTTGCCTGTGACGTTGCTTTGTCTGCTTTAAACTTTGAAATAGTAGCAAGTGCTTGTTCCTGGGAACAAGCATCTCTTTTCATTACATATTCCGGATCATATGGGTTAGACTTTTTAATCTTTTTTCCTCGGTTCCATGCAGATTTTTCTTTTAGTTTTGAAATGGTGTCGAGTGCTTGTTCCTTAGAACAAGCATCTCTCTTCATTACATATTCCCAGTCATACGGGTTTGCTTTCATATTATCTCCTGTTAGCGTTAATGCTTATAATTATTTATCATTAACGCTAACAATATCGTCATCTTCTAATAAATCTTTAACTTCGATCCATTCTTTTATGTTATTTCGTAATACAAGAAGTTTGTGATTATTAGTAAATTTATATACCGATCCGTCTTCTAATTCAATTTCTGTAACAGATTGAGGGCCATTATAATAACATTCATATGCTATACTATCTGACAATTCAACTGGTTTAAGGAATGGAAATCTCTGACCTATCATGAATTTTTCGTGAACAGTGTTAATATCAATTTTTCCGTAATCTTGAATAACTTCGGCGAGCGTTACAACTGTTCCATCTTTTAGCCTCATTTCATTTGCCAAGCTTTGACATTCACTAGGCATCAGTGCCATCAGTGTTGAGTTGCGGATGCCAGTTGTCTTAAGCTGTTCACGCAGACCTTGCCAGTCCATGCGTTCTTGATGTGGTACTAGTTCGTCCAGTGCTGATGCATAGGTTTGATTAGGTGTGATGCCCAAGCCGTACTTGGTTTCGGGTGTTCCAGGGCAAGCACCAAACTCAACAGCAAGATCAGCACTGGCTTTGATCAAATAGTAACTCCAAGCTTCTGCCCATTCGTCAATCAGTGCTAGCCCTTGTGCGTCAATGTTTTGATAGCTGAGTCCGTTCTTGGCCATCCAGTAGGCAAAATTGATAATGCCAACACCCAAAGGCCTACGCTTTTCTGTGCTAAGTTGGGCAGCTAGGATAGGATAGTTTTGATAGCTCAACAGTGCATCTAGTCCACGAACTGCTAAACGACATACACGCTCAAAGTCTGTTAGTGTGCGAATGTTGCCCCAATTTATTGCTGACAAGGTACAAAGCGAGATTTCGCCGTCTGGGTCATTGAGATCGTTCAACGGCTTGGTAGGCAGGTCAATTTCTGCGCAATTGTGTACTAGTATTCCGTTTGCAAAGAAATTTTCGTTGTCTGATACCGTGATATCATACACTGCTTCTCTTTTATTTTGTCTTGTAATTTTTAGCATTTATTTTTTTCCTTGAGTGTATTAGAGATTTTTTGTTTATATTCGATACTGCGATAGTACGGATTATAAATTATATTTTCACTATACATTTGATTATATGTTTTTATAAAATTTTCGACAGATAGAAATCGGTTTGTTAATATGGTATTAGCATTTATTTTTGAGTTATATGTTTTTTGAACATGTTCTTTAAGTAGCGCATTGAAATGTTTGTTGGAAAAATACACCAAGTCACTCATTGCTGCGGCTTGATTATTGTTTAAAAAATCTAATAAAAACTCACGAGTTGCAAATGTCTTGTAATTATTATTTTTAGTGCCGATCTGTGACTTTAGTTTTGATTTATGCGTGTTGCTTAGTTGTCTACCACTCGAATGATGAACCCACTGTCCTGATAACACGCTAGGGTGTGTTGTGCTAACAGAGCCTATCATTTTTCCAGTTATTGCATCCTTAACTGGCATAGTTCCTTTCCTAGCGGCTGATATTCTTTCAATTCCTGATTTTGTCTGCCAGCCATGCTGCAATCTAAATTCTGCCGATGAGCTACGGATCCATGCATATTGTTGCTTGATGTATTTTGTTATTTGCATTCTAGTAACCTTGTTGATATGTCCCTTGCTCATTAGTCCATTAAGAATAAAACGAACTGCTAACATATCTTGCCTTAAACTGTATGCTTTGTATCTTATCTTGTGAGCCATTAAATGCTCTTCTGGTAACAATAAAACTAAGTTGTCAACACAATTATCGCCGCCCACCGAAACTGGAATAATATGATGATTTTCAACATATATGTGTTCACTGAGCAGTCTCATGTCTGTGTCATTCCTTAATTGTAATCTACATCGAGGAGATGTAGTTTTGCAGTAGTTTATAAAATTTTTATATAATGTATCATAGTTCATAATAATCTCCGTACATAGTATTTACCTCTATGTACGGAGATTAATTTAGTTACGATATTAAAAGTCTGTCAGTTTCCGTTAATTCTTGCGCTTCTACATACCCTCGGTTCAATGTATAAATTTTATGCTCAGGTGTGCATTCTATAGTCTTTCCGGAATCTTCGTCAAAGATACTAATAACTTCTGCATCTGGGTTGGTCTTTGCAAATGCTTCAACCTTTTTATACTCTGTTTTATTATCAAGTATATTGTAAGATTTAACTAACAGATCTTCGTCCTGAACCATTAACGTTCCGATTTCGTCGAGATTAATAATTAATTTTTCATTATTGAATATTACTTCAATCTTAGTGTCGCCTGTTAGACATAAGTTACTCTGGCGGATAGGAGCAATTGACGGAATAAAGCTACCGTGGTCGTTTGCGTTGTCTACATTCTGTAGATAGATACGGCCTGTGTTTTTACGCTCTTCCATAAACGCACTGAATAAATCAATTGCTTTTACTGTCTTTTTACGCAGTTTGGTGTTGCGTTCAGCAGTTTCATACAGTTTACGAAATAGATCCTGGTCAGCAAAAAATGCATCATACAGCCCAGGAACATCAGCTGGAGAAAACAGTGTAATGTCAGCGCCCTGTATCAGTCTTTCATAAAACAGTTTGTTAAACTGTACGCCATAATCCATATGACGCACACGATTTTCTTCTGTGCCTTTGTTGTTCTTCAGCACCAACATATCTTCTATCTCATAGTGCCATATAGGGTAGTAGATAGTGGCTGCACCGCCTCTTACTCCGCCTTGGGAATTATGAGTTAAAATTTGTTCGTCATCTAGTCTATCGGATGCAAAAAATACATGGCCATCTTCTACCGTAATATCTATATGTGCCGGTGGCCGGTTACTATATGTGATCTTATCAATAGTGGTTATCCTGTATTCGCTAATAATATGATGTTCGGGTTGCAGATCGTCGGGTAATATTTGTTGCATCGTGCCTTTATTGAGAACCATAATTGGGTGATTACTCGAACATTTTAGTTCTGTACCATTAGAGAAAAATATGTGCCTCTGATCCTCTATTTTTACTTCTGTTTCCCAAACATCAGTAACTTCTTTATACACTACTTCGTGTGCAACTTCATCGTATGACTTAATTTTCATGCCGGGCTTTAAGTCTTTAATCTTTATTAGCTTAGTTTTCATTTTTAAAATCCTGTATTTGTTCGGTAGTCCAATTATGTTTTTTCTTCATATGGTTTGTAAAATTTCCTGCATCATATTTGTGGCTGTCACGGCATAAGAATGGGCACACACGGGTGTGTTTCATGCGAATTTCGGATCGATTCATTGCACATGCTGTTCCGTATTTTTGTAAATTTGTTTCCTTAACTTTAATATTTCTATCAGTCCAATCTTTTTCTTTCATTACGTTAGCGTGTTTCAATTTAGTTGCCGGATCCAACATCATATTAGTAACCCCGTGACGCTCGAGCATAATCTTTGCTAATTGTTCTTTGTTCTTAAATGCATTGTCAGTTCCAAATTTTTGTAAGTTTCCTTGAATCCTTGCATCTTTTACGTTATCTAGATGAAGGGTATGATATGTGCCATATCGCTGCACGTTAGTATCAAAAACTTTTTTCTTAATAATGTCAGACCCACTACCTTTCCCTCCATATTTCTCTTTAAATGTTCTTTCTACCTTTGCTTGTATCACACTGTCCTCAAACGGGTAGTGCCCATTGATGTTAATTGGGACCATACTGTTATCCCACCTATTAATAAATTTAGAATTCTCTATTACCCTCATTCGACGCAATACTTTACTTTCCCAATTAATTGCATCTACTTTATTATTAAATATTTTTCGAATTTGTATTAAATCTGGCGGACCAAATTCATCCGCTATTTCTTTAACATACTTCGACGAAGTTTTGTACGTTACCCAGAGTTCTTCGGGCCGAGCAAATTTAGAATACCTAACTCCATAATAATACTTTTCTAATTTAGACCAGCCGATTAAATAAGTATATGCCATAATAATATCTCCTGTATGCTTATTTATCTTTTTCCTCTAACTCCCCCTTGCTATCTTCATCAATAACTTCAACGTATGTATCGGGATCTAAACAACAGCTTTTAACAGCTGATTGAAAGTGCTTATAGAATGGAATAATACCAGTGTGATACGCATCACCCTTGCGGATTGGGCTACCAATAGCACGGATACTTCCGCCGCCAATACCAATGCCTGCTTTCTGACTAACATATTTGACAATGCTGCTGGCTGTGGCGTTGATGCTGTCTAAGCTGTCACCTGTTTCAATCAACACACAACTTGAGAACTGACGCTGTGGTGTACGAACTCCTGCCATAACCGGTGTAGGCAAGCTGATGTCGTGTTGGCTGATTGCGTCGTAGTAGTCCTTGACCCAGGTTAGTCTTGACTCTTGAGGATAGTTGTGAAACAGTGTGGCAGCGATAAGGATATAACACATCTGTGGTGTTTCAAAGATCTCACCACTGACTCTGTTCTGTACTAGATACTTGCCGCGCAGTTGTTCCATGGCCACATAGGTTAAACTTTCATCACGCTCGTGTTTTACAAAGCTGTTGATGCGATCCCACTCTTCGTCCGTATAGTATGAGATCAATTCTGGATCATAAAATCCTAGATCAGTGTTGCGCTTGACTAGGTCTTTGACAGCACAAGGTTCAAACTGTCCGTATACTTCTTTGCGCAGTGCATAATTGATCAACCTGCCGCCCACATACTGGTAGTTAGTGGTTTCTTCTGTGATTAGATCCGCGGCCGCTTTGATCAATGTTTCTTGAATCTCTTTGGTAGTAATACCATTGTAAAATTGAATCTGACTCTTGATTTCTACTTCGCTAGGGCTTACTCCGTTGACGCCGTCACACGCATAAAAAACTACTTTGTGTAACTTTTCAATATCCAGTGGTTCTCGAGTGCCGTTGCGTTTGGTAACTTGAATCATACTTTATCCTTTTAAACTTATTTTTAATATTGTGATATTTATTACTTTTAATTTAGCGTATATTTGATTTCAACTGTATAACTAATAGGTATATCCTTGCTGTTTACAGCATGTTGTCGATCAAAGCCAATAGCAATGTCGTTGATAAACAGTAGATATAACACTTCAGATGTTTCTTTATTCGTACGAATATGTATCTCTGCAGGAGCATTAGAAAACCTAGTAGTTAACTGTAAAGTATAAAAAATCCCCAATAAAATTGCAAAATTACAGTAACGATTTTCTGCCAGCAGTTGCCAAGGATCTAACCATGTATCTCTATTGTAGGGATCTATTTGAATACTCACCAAAGGAGCCGCATTGTAAAAATTTATAGTGTCTTGTATTGGATTATCAGAAGTTTCTAATGTATTTCTAAAGTCAACCCAGGCACGAAGCCGGTCTGAATCCTTTTTGTCAAACATTACGATTTAACTCTTATTGTGTACGTGAACTTATCATTGACTGTTGTATTAGTGTTGGTTACTTCTACACTGACTGTATCAAATGCACTGTCGCCACCTAAGTCAGCTAGATTCGCAGTAAATTGCATTGCAGTGCTGAATGCTGCTGGATCCAATGGTGATCTAAGCATGAAATTGTACTCGTCATTGACTTGTACTGCTTCCGAACCGGTGCGATTGTCAATCATAAGAGAAAGCGTACCTTCTCTTACAATTCCTGCAAACTCGTCAGTGTAGATATAATCAACAAAGATAGTGCCTGTATTGACCACTGGAAACTTTAAAATTTCTTTAGAAAGTATCTGTTGTCCGATTACAACTTGATTGGCATAACGGTTATTGTACAGTGTTCTGCCTTCAATCTCCGGAACATAGATCACATTATACCCAGTATCATCCACTGAGTTTGGTGTTAGATCTTGAGTACGCTCAAAATAATCTAGTTCGCTTACATTGGTAATGCTGGCAAATGAAATTACTGGAGTAACATTAACATTACTTGCACCGCCACGATTACCAACTCCAAAGAATTTGTTTCCTTTGCTGATGTTGTATTCGCCATTTTGAATTAGTATACCCTGGTCATCAACCATATCAAACGTACAGTCTTCAATGATGTTGAACAGCGGCCCGGTGAGCATTCCTACTCCACCAATATTGGTATTTTCACCTAATGCTATACCAAATCTAGCCATATAAATTCTACAGTTTCTCCAAGTATTTTCTCTAATGTCATAGTCACTATAAGCTGGATAATGAAAACTGTCAATCTCTATATTTTCAAATAGATTCCATTTTGTTTCAACTGTTCCTGCGCTAGTTGATCTAGCAGACAGTTTGATTGCTATTAGAAGATCATCTGCACCACCAGTTGTCCAGGTGCCCACAAATTTGATGTTTTTAAATGTGCTGTTAACGCAATCTACAACATCAAGTGCAGTATTACTACCGTTGACATTAACTGTAAAGTCGGCCATGTCAATATATCTAGCTTGATTTGGATTGCTGTCATTGTACGGAGTTGTAGTATCTACATCTTTTGTGCTGTTTACTGTTTTAAACACGTCACTGGAATTGCTTGTAAATATAGTTTTCTCTTTGCCTGCACCTCGGATGGTTGCATATGGAGGAATTGACAACGCTTGATTGATTAGATAGACCCCCGGAGGGAAGTATAGTATAATACGATTAGACGATTCGCCGTTTAGGTATAAGCTATCCAATGCATTTTGTATTTCTGTAGTTTGATCGGTGCCATCTCCGTTGGCTCCAAAGTTGCCAATGCTGACAAAGTCGTCTAATCTATTTTGTAAGCTTCTAGCGGTAGGAGTAAGTGCGCCCCATAAGCTGTCATCTGGTTTGTAAGAGTACTGCTCTGCAAGATCAAAAATATTATCATGTTCGGTTAATATTTTTGTATTACCTACAGAGGGAGCGCCCTCGCCAACACTACCGTTACCAATATACAATTCCTGCGTGTCAACTGCCCAACCTATTTCTGCAGATGCCAACTGTGGCATTCCAGTTGATGTTAATTTGCGTCCTCTACGGTGCTGAATTCTACTTATTTGTACCACGGCCACGATAACTCTCCTAATTTATTAGTAGTATTTAGCCGTTTTCGGAATAGTATTGCTCACAACGCTTCCACCATTCCCGAGCCCAGTCGTCAAACTCGTCTGGCCATACATCAAACTGTTGATAGGTTAGATCACGACTACACATAAAGATATGGCCTTCACGAATATCGGTACCATGGACTTCATTATGTGCAATACCATAAAGAACAATTTGTAATCGATTCAATTATGCACAATTCTTATAATAATCGTATACTCTGTCCCATGCTTTTTTTGACCAGTATTCCCATTCATCCGGCCATACATCAAACTGTTGATATTCGAGAGCACGCGAGCACATAAAGATATGGCCTTCACGAATATCGGTACCATGGACTTCATTATGTGCAATACCATAAAGAACAATTTGTAATCGATAGTCTTCTACCCACTCAG